GTTTCTTGCGCTGCAAAGCTAATGTTCTTTTCATATGGCATATGATATACTCCAGTTCATATGAAGTATTTAGGGCAAAAAGAAAGGGGCACTTGGCCCCTTTCTTACCAGCTAATCTTGATTAGGTCAAGATGTTAGCTACCGCAAAGATGCGGAAGTACTGGTTCTGGCGGTTTGTACCAGTGTCGTCTGGAGCAGAAGTTCCGACGAATGGGTTAGCAACCATGCCATAACGAGTCTTAAACCCGATACGTGGCTGGAAGTCATTCTCGCCAACCGCACGTACCATAGTTAATGGGACGTATGGGCAGTAGAACATACCAGCGTCATATGGGTTAGTACCACGGTAACCTACAGTGATGTAGTCGTTAGCAGCATATGGGTCAATGTAGACCTTAGTGCGACCGTTCAATACACCAGCGAATGTGTTACCAGTGTCATCTACGTTCAAAGAAGTAGACAACGCAGGAGCGTAGTCGAGCATGCCAGAAGCAGCAAGAACTGAAGCTACGTCAGAAGAACAAAGGATGAAGTTACCCTTACCACGACGAGTTTCTTTCGCGATAATGTTAGCTTCACGCTCGATCTGAACGATCAAGCCCTTGAACTTTTCAACTGACCAACGACCGTCTGCATCAGTAGACAGGTTGAAGGCACCTGAGTTAGCAACGTTAGTTTGCTGAGCACCGAGCTTAGCTTTGACGTTGATAGTACGGATAACTTCACGGTTGATTTCCGCAAGGATCTCAGCTGAGAGAATGTTAGCCAGCTCGCCTTCAGCATCCAAACCATGGATTGCTTTCAAGTCTTGAGCCAGTTCCATTGTGTACTCAGCTTTCAACGCGCGTGACTTAGCTGTCACAGTTGCTTTCTCGATTGAGAATGCCATCTGTGCGAACGCGTTTCCAGTGTTACCCAATGCTTCAGCAGCTGATGTAGCCATACCAGTACCAACACCGAATGAATCATCAACAGTGTCGCCACCTGATGGAGCTCCACCAGTTGCATCTGTACCAACACCACCAGTACCAGTGATACCCAAAGAGTCTGAGTTACCACCATGAGTACCAGCACCTGAGAAGTCTGTATCAGCTTCGTTGAACAGAGCTTCAGCACCACCTTGTGAAGTGTACTTAGAACGCATTGCGAAGATAAGGCCAGTAGGTCCAGTCATTGGCTGAACACCAGCAATATCATATGCAATTAAGTTAGGCATTGCACGACGAACCAAGGAAATCAGGATTGGATCCCAAGTTCCGATGTTTCCGCCAGATACGTTGTTAGCAGCAGTTTCACTCAAGAATGAAGACTGACCGCGCTCTTCTGCAAGAGCTTTTTCTTGGTTTTCAAGAACAACTGCAGTAACAGCTTTCTTGTACTTGTCTTGAATTTCTGGAAGTTCAGAGTGCTCGAGGATCGGGCTCCACTTCTCAGAGATTTTTTCAGAACCGAACATTTGTTGTGTTCTCCTATGGTTTACTTATTGAGTTTATTAATTGCATCGAGATACTGTTGCATCATTGGTGATGAATGTACTTGCGTATCTTCATCATCGTCCTGTGCTTCAGTTTCTTCTGCGATTACAGGTGCTTCACTTGGGAAGTATGATTCTTTGATAGTAGCTACTTTCTTAGTGAAAGAGGCTTCTGAATCAAAGTCTACATTCTCTGCAAGTGCGGCGAGCTTTTCAGCTTGTGCAACAGTCAGACCTTCTGACGCTTCAACAATAATTGCTTCGCGCTTCAAAGTACGTACAGACTCTGCGAGCTCAATGTTATCTTCAGTAACTTTACCAAGCTGCTCTTGTAGCTCATCAACTTGCTCAGCAAGTTCGTCTACCAGGTCAACCTTAGCTTCAGGTACTTGGATATAGTGCTCTGTGAATACAGCCTTCAGTTGTGACATGAAGCCTTCAGCGATTTCGGTACGGAGACCTGATTCAACTGCTAGCTTGTTGTCTTCCATCCACTGTTCCACGACGTAGTTTAGGTAACCGTCAACTTTCTCGACGAGATCTTCTTTGATAGACTCGACTTCTTCTGACAGCTGCTCTTCGTACTGCTCTTCCAGACGCTCAACTTCTTCAGCAACTTTCGCAGCAAAAGCGGCTTCAAAAATGACTCCTGCTTTCTCACGGAAGCTCTCAGATAGCGTTGCTTCTGAATCGACTAGTGCGTCGAGATCTTCTTTAAACTTAACATTACCCTGTTGGGCAGGTTCGTCCTTTGCGTTTAGCTTATCGCCCTTGCGAGCTGGCTGACGCTTGGTCTTACCTGAGGCTTGATCAACTGAATTGACAGACTTCTTCTCTTCATCAGGAAGAGATTGTTCTGCCGCTTCTTCAACAGCCTCAATGTCTTCTTCGAACTGATCTACTTGATCATTCATTTCGTTAGACATTAGACACTCCTTTCATTAGTGTTATAGTTTCGAGAGTAAATCTTTTAAGATCTTCATCTGCGCTTCGGCTTACCGAGGTG